TGCGGCGGCCGCATCAGCATCTCGGGCGGGCTCGGGCAGGTCACCTGCGGCGGCAGCGTCGTGCAGGCGCACAAAGCCACGGTTGATAGTGCAAGCAGCATCGGCTTGAACGGGCACATAGACGGGAACCTCCTTGATGATGGTGTCGCCCTTCTCGCGGACGACGCGGACGCGGTCGACGTACTGCGTAACGACCTTGACGGTGGCTTGCGCCTGCCGTTCGCGGACGGCGGCGGCTTGCAGGGCTTGTTGCTGGATGGCGGCATCCCATTGCGCTTGAACGTGGCTCGCACCCTTGATCCAGCCGAAGCCGACCAGGGCGACGCTGAGCGCCGCGAGGGTCAGCAGCCGGTACGGCCACGGAATCAAGTTCATGGCGCTTCTCCGACGCACTGGCGGTATTCGGACTGCCGACGCGTGGCCAGCCCGCCGCACAGGCGTACATTGGCAGGCAGCGCGCAGTCCTTGCCCTGGAAGAAGCGCCAGCGCAGCAGCTCGGAACAGGCTCCGGCGTAGTCCTCGGCGTTGAGTTTCCTCACCAGCGTGGATTGGCAGAACGCGCGGCTGCCGACGTTGTAGGAGAAACTCACCAGCGCGTCGTACTCGTGCTGGGCCAGCGGCACGGTCACGCACGTTTTCAATGCGCCCTCGAACTGCTGCACGTCGGTGAGCGCGCGGGCCAGCGCCTTCGGCGGCGTGGTGGTGTCGCCCAGCTTCACGTCCGTGGTGGTGCCGAAGCCGATGGTCGGCACATCACCCTTGACCGGGATCACTGCGCGGTCGGTGTAGCCCTCGTGCAGCACGATGCCGACCAGGGCGGCGGCAGACAGCGTCAGCGCGGTCACGGTGCGTCGTTGCGGTGGCCGGATCATCGGTGCATCTCCGGCTGCGCCACGATGCGGGCCACGGTCGCACCGATGCTGGCGGCGAAGGCCAGCAGCACGAATGCGCCACGCGGCAGCACATCCCCGAACAGCGGCACCACCACTTCCGCCGCCGTGAAGGCAGCGGCCAGCAGCGAAAAGCGAATGCTCCAGGCCCGTCGCATTACGCGCCGCCAGTCGTCCAAAAGGCAGATCTTCGGCTTGGCGGTCATTGCACGCCTCCCATCAACTTCAACTTGATGGCGGCCCCCACCAGCAGCGCGGCCAGAATGCCGGTGGTCACGACCTTGATGGTGGTCTGCCACGCCGTGCGGCGGGCATCGCGCCACGCTTCCAGCAAATCGCGCAGTTCGCGGATGTCCTTAGCGGCACTGCCGTTCTCCAGCCCGATATGGGCAAGGCAGCGCTCGGCTCCGCGTTCGGCGGCACGGTCGAGCAGTTCGTCGAAGTCCTCGCGTCGCAAGAGGAGCATGTTCTCGATGAGCGCAGGCTGTTGGTGTTCGGGTTCGGTCATTGCGGTCTCCAGAAATACGAAACCCGCCTCGTGGGCGGGTTCAGGGGTTGATCGGAAAGTTGGGTTTCAGATTTCGATGATTTCCAGCGTCAGGCTGGGCGCGACGCCTTCGATGACGTCGTCGCGCACGAACACCTTCTGGCCGATGGGGGCGCTGCCGCGTGCGCGGATCAAGCCGCCGCCAGGCAAGGCGACGGTCACGACGCCGGAGCCGACGCCCACCACCGTGCCCGCCTGCAATGGCGGATCAGGGATAAGTTGGCGGAACTGCTCGTAGAGGTTATGCATGGCTCTGCACTCCCAAGGTCTGCCAGACCTCCGGCATTCCTGCCTCGACTTGCGTCGAGCGCACGATGCCCAGCCTCGTCACGCTGCCGTCCTGGTACTCGACGAACGCACCCGGCTCGATGATCCCTGTCTCGGCCAGCACCGGCAGTCGCAGACTCACCTCGATCTGTTGCCCGGTATCGGCCAGAACCGAGATGCCCCGCTGGCGCGCTGCAGCGGCTTCGGTGATCAGCGCATCGACCACCATCGGGGCCAGCACATCCCCGGCAGTCCCAGCCCGGCTCACTTGCCCAAGCACACCGACATCCTGGCCGGACACGAACACGCGGTTGTAGCCGGGCTTCTCTACCCAGCGCAGCGACTCGCGGGCCACCGCATCGACGGGCAGCACGAAGTCTGGCGTGACGGTGTTCCACTCCCACGGCGCGACCGGATACCGGTGGCGCACGCGGATGCTCTGGTCAGACGGGTGCGGGATCAGGTACCCCCCGGCCGCACTGGCAATGGCGACCAGGGCTTCCATCCACGTGCCCTGCTGGGTGAATACCCCGGCAGGGACGTTCCAGTCCGTCAGGCCCCAATCGATGCTCCAGCCCAACGGGATGCCGTTGAGCGTAAGGGCATCGTCCATCAACTGCCGCGCCGTGCGCGCCTGCGGTTGCTGAAAGTTCATCACCGGCGCGTAGGGCGCGGCCAGCACTGCGTTACGCCCTCTTCCTGAGATGCGGATGCTCGCGTCGCCGAACACCCGTTCGCGGCTGATGCTCTCGGCCAGTACGCGGAACTGCGTGCCGTTGACGCTGGCCACCAGTTCGACCGGGCCACCGTTGCCGCCGGGGGCGACGAGGCTTGTAGCGGCGGCGGGCAGCAGCGCATCGAAGCCCCACGTCCAGGAGGCGGCGTCGAGCGACAGCGAGAGGTTGAACACCGGCACCGGCAATCCATCGGGAAGCCGGTGCAGCGTCACGTTGTTGATCACGAAATACACCCTCCGAACGGGAACGACCACCGGCTCCCCATCGGGAGGTGGCGGGTCGATGTGGTTTTCACAAACGAACAGCAAGTGGCTGTCCGCAGGGGCCAATGTCGCGAACAGCAGGTGGGTGCTCGGCGTGTAGCAAGGTTGTGGCGCGGGCGGCTCTGGGATCACCCAGAAGCTGATCCCAGGTGGTGGCGGCACGGCATCCTGATACCGGCCACGCCAACCCCACACGAAGGCACTCGCGCTCTGAAAATCACTCCCTTGGCGCTGGGTGAGCTGCCGCGCGGTTTGCCAAAGGCTCACCCGTCCCGCGCGCTTGGTGCGGTCGCCGTCTTGATGACGAAACCTCGTCGCATCGCGCAGGCGAGACGCGTTCTGAAACAAGCTCAGTCGAGCCAATTCGAGATACGTGCCATCCTGATGCGCGAACCACGTCAAGTCGTGGAAGGGCCGAGCCTGTTGCTGGCCCGTTCGATGCTGCGTAGGCAGCGAGGCCAAGACCGGGGGTAACCGATGATCGACGCCTTGAGGCGCGGCAATCGTGCGCCGCCAGAACGTCTTCCAGCCTGCGGGCGTTGCAGCCGCATCCTGCTGGCCCTGCTTCGCGCCGTCCTCCGTCTGCTTCGCCACCTGCCAGAGGTGCGAAGTCCGACCCACCGTGGGACGCTGCGTGTGCGACTCGTACCTGACCTCTCCGGTGAACACGATGCCGGGCAGGTTTGCGCCAGCACCAGCCTCCACATTCAAGGGCACGCTCGGGCGCAAGACCAGTGACTGCACCGTCAGGCCCGGGAGCTGGGCTAACAACTCGGCCCGTGCCGGTGGGATGAACTTGATCGTGACGACCGGCAGCGGCAGTGTGGCCCACAACGTCACATCGTCGCGCGGGGCGATGTAGTTGGCCCCGAACACCAAATTGGCGTCGGTGGCAGCGGGTTGATCGAAGAGCAGATCGACCAAGGGCGGACCGACGACTACGGTGACGGCGGGCGCGGGCAACGTGGCGACCAAGGTCACCTCGTTGGTCACGGCAGGCACGGCTTACCCCAGGATGGCCGACACCATCCGGGCGTCACCGCCCAGATAGAGGTTGGTGCTGGCCAGTTTCACATCGCCATCGCCGTCGGTACCGCTGCAATCCAGATCCAAAGCCGTGACTTCGTTGCCGTTGACCAGCCGCGCCCACGTGGCGATGCCGGTGCTGGTGATCAAGCCGTCCTCCTGTTGCGTCAGGGTGAGGAGTCCCCCCGCAATCGTGCCTGCGGGCTTGGTGAGCCTGATCTCGACCAGCATCGCGCTCGCGGGCGTCGTCGCCGGGGTGGCGGGACGCGTACCGCCGTAAATGCGCAGGCGCGCCGGGTTGGTGCCTGCGTCGAGGAAGGCCAAGGTGCCTGCCAGCCGCGCCTCGTTGTGTTCGACAGTGATGGCAACGGTCACGGCATCATCTCCGGGCGTAGGTTGTCCGCGATCACGGCGCGGTACATCTGCTTGTGGTCGTAGCTGACCACCGTGTATCGCTGCGCCGGGTCCAGTAGTTCGAATTGGTAGTTGCCTCCGGTGTCTGACCAGGTTTCGGCGACCAGGACGCGGGTGTTCTCGCTGATGAGCTGCACCCGCCGCGCCAGCGGTTGGTCGGGTTGTCCCTTCTCCTTGACCGTTCCGACGATGAATCCGTGGCCGCTGAAGTGGATGTTCTTGCGACCGTTCGGAATCGAATGGAATTGCCAGTCGTAGCCACCACCTCGGTTCCAGTGATTGCTCGACGGGCTGTTGAGGCGCGACAAGTCGACCTGGGCATTGACACCGATGTTGGCGGCGGGATTGGGCGGCACCGAGGTCGAGCCCCCGGCCAGGGGCAGGAGATCGTCGTCGGCGTTCACGCCCACCGTCGTCGGAAAAGCGGGCAAACCGGACGGGGTGTCTCCTGCGATAGCGTGGACGCGTGCCGTGGCTCCGTATAGAAAGACGCCAGGAATCAGCTTGCCCCGGTAGGCGGCATCGCCAACCTGGAACATCAGCACGCCATCCGCTTTGAACTGGATCAACCGCGCCCAGGGCACGCCGTTGGCATCCAAGGCACCGACGATGACCTCGCAGCGCAGGGTCGACCGCTGGCCGACGTTGAAGGTCGGAGCCACGTCGGCCAACCCAGCAATAGGTCTCGCCCCATCATTCACCCCACCTGTCACCCCGGCCCCGTCACCGAAACCACTGTTCCAGCGGGAAACGCTCCAACCGCCATCGAGATGGGCGAACCGGTAGCCCTCGGAACCATTGCCGGTCGTCATCCACAGCCCGATGTGCTTGCGGGCGCTTGGGTCGGTCAGCAACTCGATGTCGGCTTCGAACCAGAAATCGCCGTGGGCGGCTTCATTGAAGCGCAGGATGGACTGGCTGTTGGGAGCCGAGATGTCGATGGATTGCTGCGCACTGTTGTGCGTCGCGGACATTCCGCCAAGGACTGCGGTGTAGCCAGTGGCAGGCGCAGTGGCGAAGGACTCGCTCAGCGGGTAGCTCATGGCTTACCTCCACGGCCCGGTGATGTCGAACGCGATCTGCGCGCCTTCGGTTTCCGAGCTGTACTGCGTCCTGACCAACAGGAACCTTCTGCCTTCCTGGCCGACGACGTTGTCGACGATGGTCTGGTCGCTGTACGGACGATCCTGGGGCATCCACAGCATTCCAGGCAGGATGCCGCGCATGTGGCCATCCTCCTGCCGCACGTAGGTGGGCAGCAGCCACAAGCTGTAGTCGGCTCCGTTCGGGAACGGCGTCGGGCCCCGGCCACAGATCTGCTGGCCGTTGTTCGTGTTCAGGGACGTGAGCCCAAACCGCACCGGGTTGCCGAGTTGGGTGTGGTTGCGCAGCAGCACCTTGCCCGTGAAGTCCAGGGACGAAACCAGCCCGTAGCCGCTGAACTGGCCGGGATAGCTCCAGTAGTTGCTCATCCCCGAGTAGTTGTCATCGGCAGCCAGCACCGTGGCGTAGTTGTCACCCGGCTTGAAGCTGATGAGGTCGCCAAAGCAGTAGCTGTTGCGGCCATACCAGCCGTAGCCCGCTGCGTTGGTGCAGAACAGGAAGAACAGGCGGTCGTCACCGATCAGCACCCAGTTGCGCCCACCGCCGCCGCTGTCGCCATTGCTCTCGTACTGGGGGCCGCGCGCGTGGAACCACTTGTACCAACCCCACTGGCTGGCGGTGACCTGTTTCCAGTTCTGCGTCGGGTTGTTCGGGTCATAGGGAGCCTGCGCGCCGACGATGGTGTCGATGTCCGACAGGTCTTCGACGATGCCGACGTTGGCCCACTTGGCCCAGCCCGTCGTGTAGTTGGGCGTCTTGAGGCTGTTGTCGATCAGCAGAATGTTTTGCGGGGACTGCGGGTTCTTGCTGCGGTAGGCGGCCTTGTGAGTCGACGAGAACGGCTTCTCCCACCCCAGCGGGGCGACCTTGGCCGAGAGACTCGTCGCCGTCGTGGCGGGTGAGACGGGCGTGCCGGTCACCGCATAGGTGAACGTGGTCATCGTCGCCGTCAGCACACGGAACTGTCCGTTGTACTCAGTCTGCTCAGCGCCAGCGATCTCGACCACTTGAAATGGCCGATAGGCGTGGCCCGAGGAAATGGTCGCCGTGGCGATGCCGTCGGCGAAGGTCAACGTGTCGATGGCCTTCAGGGCGAAGCCGTTGATCAGGCACGCATCGAGCATCGTCACCAGATCGCCCCAGTTGTTGGCGATCTGGGGCGCGCCGGTCATGCCGCTGGTGAAGTATTTGACGCTCAGGTCGGTCATAGGAATTCCTGCGAGAAGGGTTCAAAGATCAGGGGGCACCCACACCATCAGGGCGTGTCTACGTCGCCGCGAATCAGCAACGTGAAGTGGTCGTCGGGCACGGATTCGGGCCCCTGCTGGACGGTGCGCACCACCCACACCGGGAACTGGCTGCCGATGGTGTTGAAGCGCAGCACGTTGCCGGTGGCCCAGCCGTTGCCCCAGCCAAGCGCGGGCAGACGGAAGTACGGCACGCCGGTCGCCGGGTTGTTGGGGGCGCAGTCGGCGCTGGTGTTGCCGGTGGCGATCACGCCGACGTTCTCGCCGATGACCTCGAACGAGGTGCTGTTGGTCATCCGCACCACCCAGCGCTCGGTGAGCGCCCCGCGATTGGTGACCGTGATCGGGTACTGGGTGTGGTTGAAGGTGGCGGTGGCAGCGCTGCCAACGAGTTCATCCGACCAGCTGCCGTTCCAGGTGCTCTGATCGAACACGAGGTTCACGCGGGCGAACAGGTCACCGGCCACCAGCGCACTGGAGACGAAACTGCCGGAGACCGGATCGCCGGGACTAGCCAGCGGATAGGCGTGCGTCAGCGGGCGCGTGAAGCTGATCTCGCCGTTGATCTGTACGTCGCGCACCACGGCCATGTCCTCGATGCGGTGCTCGATGGTCACGGGCTGGCTGTAGCCGGTCACGTCGGTGAAGGTGACCGTGCCTGCTTCCAGATCGGTGACGTAGCCGGTGTGGATCACCACGCCGTCGTTGCCAACCACGCGCACGCGCGACAGACGCACGCGGGCACAGTCGATGGTCTGGCCGTTGCTTACCGACGCGGTGATGCGCCCGGTGTGGCCGACGACGGCGAAGCCGCCCGGACGGAAGATCGGCACTCGCCCGTCGCTGGGCAGGCGCACCGGGTCGATACCCAGCAGCGCCGCGTCCAGGGGCAGATAGCTGTAGGCCACGGCGCTGTAGCGCAGGCTGGATGCCGCCACTGGCTCGGGCCGGAAGATCTTGGCATCCGGTCGCACGTTCTCGGCGTCGAACCACGGCTCGCTCTCGTTGCCCGCCGCCGTGACCACGGTGCCAAAGCGCACGCGCACGAGGCCGGTGTCGTAGTCGACATTGCCGCTAACGCCGGACGCGCTGATCGCGCCGTCGATGCCTGCCGTCACGGTCTGCGTGCCACCCACGGCACGGGCGAACTGGATGGACAGCGATCCCGGGCGCAGCGGCGCGGCACCGGTGCGGAACACGTACTCGCTGGAGATGTTCTCGCCGACCGTGGTCACGCAGCTGGCGCGCGTGATGCTGTTGGTCGCGCCCGCCGACCACGATATGAGGGTCACCGCGCCCGAGAGATAGTTGATGCTGCCGCGCGTGACCCAGCCGCTGGGCGTGAATTCACGGAGCGTTCCCTGACCGTTGTCGCCCCAGGGCTGGCTGCCCGCAATGGCCAGCAATACCGTTCCGGTCACCACCTGCGCGTTGACGCCGGGCACCAGCCGAAACGACGGGCTGAACGCGAACGTCTCGCTGTGGTTGCTGGTCGAGCCCGCGCTGTTGTAGCGCAGCTTGACGTAGCCGGACTCGTCGTTCGGGTACATCGACGGCGCGTCCACGTAGCTGATGCCGCCGTAGTTGAGGCGGAACATCTGGCCCACGCCCGATGCCCAGCCAAGGCGCTGCGCCCCGTAGACAGGACTTGGAATCTTTACAGTGACGTCGGGCTGGAACTGCACCGCCCCGGTGGCGTAGTTGACGCTACCGATGACTTGACCTGCGCGCAGCACATTGCCCGCACCATCGTCGCGGGCGTATTGCGTGGGATCGACCCCGTTCCACAGGCCTAGCCCCATCGCCTGAATCTGCTGCAGCGTGTAGACCCCGAGTACGGCGGTGTCCGTCAGGGTGTTCCACTCGATCTCCAATGAACCCGGCTCGATGGAGCCAAGGGTTGCAGTCACGGGCACCTTGCCCTGGCCGTCCCGCGAGGGGTGCGCGAAGCTGTCTTCCTGCTTGGGGCCCGCAACGTAGTCCACCGTCAGCAGCGCGCCGACCGGCGGCAAGACGTTCGGTGCGAAGCTCAAGAGGTTCTGCGCGACGTTCAGGTTGCCGGTGGCGGCCCCACTGAGCGTGCCGGAGGTGGCGGCGGACGCCGTGCGCGTGCCGGTGCCGCTCTCGTGCGGCCAGGTGATGGTGAGCGTCCCCGGCTGAACGCTTTTGCCTTCGGGCGGGGCAAGCTGCAAGGCCTGCGACGCCTTCAGGGCGGCGGTTGGCTGCTGCGTTTCCTGGGTCGGCACGTTCCACGTCAGGATCAGCGATGAGCCCACGTCGGGCAGTGCCCCCAAGGTCACGACGAATGCCCCGGTGTTCTTGTTGAAAGTACCCGCGCCGTAGCTGGCATCCAGCCCTTTGAGGGAGCCATTGCCGCCATCCGAAAGCACGTACCAACGGCCCTGCGCCATGTAGCTGATGGCAAGCGTGGCGGGTTGCGGCACCGGGTTCACGGAGCCGACGTAGGACTGGCTGCGCGATTCCGGCGTGACCGCGATCTCCGCGCTTTGCGGCGCGCGCTGCAGTTGTGCAGCAGGTGTGTAGGTGATGGCCTTGCTGTTGGACATCGAGCCGGAGTTCAGGCTCAGAATGCCGTTGGCGTAATCGATGGTGCCCAGCGTGCCGCTGGCGGTCTTGAGCAGGCCCGCGTCGTCGAAGATCGTGACGCCGTCGGTGACGATGGACAGCGATCCGGGCAGGCAGCCGCCCGGCAGGTTGAATTTGATGCTGGTGTTCCAGGCATGGCTGGCCGTGTAGCTCACGGGTGCAGCGCCCGGTACCGGCAAACCTGCTGCGGCGTAGGGGGGCACGAAGGAGATCGGCGTCTCGGTCTGGGCGCTGGGCACGAGCTGCGTGTAGATGGACGCGCCCTTGATGGTGAAGTCGCCCACATTGGCAGCCTGCGTCAGCGGCACGACACCGACGTAGGTGCCCGCGTCGGCCACCACCGTGTCGCGAGTTTTCGTGCTGTTGGTTGCCCGCGTGAACGTTCGGCTGGCGGGCGAGCCCGTGAAGTCGAAGCGCAGCGCGTCGCTGATGGCGACGGTGACGACCGCCGCCTTGTAGTCCTGGTCGGTGTTGTAGGTGAGGCTGCGCTCGACCACCGACACGGCGGTGGCGCGGATGTACTGCTCCTTCTGCGTGGGCAGACCTTCGTTCTCGATCAGGACGAGGGTCTGGCCGACGTTGGGCACGGCATCGCTGAGGCGCTGGAAGAGCTGGATCACCCGCTGGCCCGCAATGTGGTTCTCGAACAGGTAGCCCGCCCACTCCGGCCCTTTGTTGAGGTAGGCCTCGATGCGGGTCTGCGCCTGCTCACGGGTGTCGAAGGTCTTGCGGGTGGAAAACAGCGTGACGCTGACGCGCTCGTCCTGCGGCGGCTCGGCCACGATGACGTTGGCCCCGAAGTAGGTGTCGGTGTCATCCGTGGCCACTTGCACGAAGCTCTTGCGCAAGTTGACACGGCCTCCGGCGCGATCCAGCTCGGAGATGTCGGGGAAGATGGCGTTCGATACGCCATCGGCAATCACGAGGCCCGTGGGCGCGCCGCCGCCTTCGGGCACGTCCGCCATCACGGCGGACTTGAGCAGCTTCACGTCGCCAGATTGAATCGGCATCAGGCAATCTCCAGGAATCGAAGGGTCAGGCGGTAGAAGTCGTTGCCGGATCGCGCCGGGATGCCCAGCACAGGTTCGGCCTCGATGGCGGTTTCCGCGTGGCGGAAGGCGACCGTGAAGACACGGCCATCAGCGAAAGTGAGTTCGAAGCGGCCTGTGCTGCCGCCCACCGGAATCGCCGCCCACGCGCGCAACTGCTCGACGGCGGCACGCGTCACCCAGGCCATATCGGGTGCTCCCACTAGGGTGATCGGCCGACCTGCCTGCCGGGTGGCCGACTGGATCAGCAAGGCACCGGTGATCAGGTAGGACGCATTGGCGACCGCAGGCGACCACGCGTGCTCGTCGCTCCAGAGCAAGTCGTCCGGCAATGGCAGAGCCACCCCGGTGTCGAGGTTCTTCAGTTGCATCGGGAAACCCTCAGGCAGAGAAACAGGAGCGCACGGTCAGGCCGTGCGGGCGCGGGCGGCGTCCAGCAGTTGCAGCAGTCGCGCTTCGTCGCGCGCATCGACGGTGGCGTTGACCTTCTGTTGCCCCGAGGACAGTTCCACGCGCACGGTGCGGGTGGGCGTGCTTTCGGACAACGAGGGACGTGGCAGGCTGCGGCTTGCGGGCTGCACCAGACCGCCCGAGGCAAAGCCCTGGATGCCCGCCAGCGCACGCCCGGCCAGTGCCTGCGCCGGAGCGCTCAGATTGTTGATGGCTTCGAAGAAGCCCGCGCCGTAGCGGGCGACTGCCTGCCGGTTCACGACGAACTCGCCCGGGGTGAGCATCGCCGGGACGGTGTCGGATTTCGCCAAGCCACCGCGCCGGTAAAACTCGCCCTGGTTTTGCTCCATGTAGTCGATCAGCTCGCGCTCCAGGTCTTTACCCCAGAGCAGCGGCTGGGCCATCGCCTGCCGCCACGTCTGCTTGATGCGTTCGAGGTTCTGGCGCTCGTTGCCGGTCAGCGTCTTGCGGCCGATGAAGTCTTCCAGCGTGCGGCGATCCTGCTGCGCCTGCTTGCCGTAGTTGTCCATCGTCTTGCTGCGCATATCCAGACTGACCGATGCGCCGTAGTTCCACTGCAGCCAGCTCGTGTACTCGTTCATCCCCTGCAGGCCCAGGTCGATCATCTTGAGCGCCTCGAACGCTTCGCGGTTCTTCTTGGGCCTGCTCGGCTTGTCGTTGGGATCGGAGCCTGTGGAGCCGGTACCGCCCAACGAGGCAACGCGCCCACCGACCGCGAAGTGGGCGACGCCATTGGCCAGACGCGAGAGCGCGCCGCTGCCGTACTTCTGCACCGCCGCCTTGCGGATCACGAAGGCCCCGGCATCCAGGGTGCGCGGCACGGTGTCGTGGTGGCCGGAGCCGGGCACCGAGCCACCGCTCATCCGGGGAAAGGCCGGAGCCACCGCACCGCCGTCGGCAAACCGCCGCACGCCACCCACCAGACCGCCAGTGGCATTGGTTTCCACCTTGGTCACGTAGATGGTGTGGGTGCTGGAAGTGTTGCGCCCGTTGAGGCTGTCGATTTCCGCGCGTACCGCACCGACGTTGCTGGCCACCTGATGCTGCGACTCGGTCTGGATGCGATCCAGCGCCTTGATCATCCCCTCGACATTGGTGATAGCCGCCTGCGCCTTCTCGGTCGCCACCTTCAGCTCGAACTGCGCGTTTTGGTCGGCGTAGGTCTTGAGCTTATCCAGTGCCTCCTTAGCCTTGGACACATCGGCATCGACCGGCAGCGTCTTGCCTTCCTTGAGCAACTGCTCGTATTCCTTGAGCTTCTTCTCCGCTTCCTGCAGATCAGCCTGGATCTGGAGCAGGTATTCCTTTTCGGCCAGCGCCTTGTCCAGATCAGCGATGGCCTTGTCGAAGCGCGTGGTGTCGGCGTCGAGCGTGACCTTCAGCCCGTCCTTGAGCTTGGCCGTGATGTCGTCGATCTGGCGCGTGGTCTCGGTCAGCGTCCGCTGAATCTCATCGCGTGCGGTGATCGCCGAGCGTGCCGCCGTCTGGTGGGCCTTCGCTTCGGCGTCCAGCGTCTGGTTGAGGATTTCCTCGGACTGGCGGATGCGGTCGATGGCCTCACGCACGCCCTGTTTGCCCTGCGCGGCCTGCGCATCGGCGTCCTTGGCCTTCTGCGCCAGTTCGGCGCGCAGCTGATCGGCCTGCCGCATCAAATCGGTGGCCTGCTGGTACTCCTGTCTGCGGTAGGCCTCGCGAGACTGCGCTTCGAGCTGCGTGACCTGCGACACCGCCTGCTCGGACTGCTTGCGCGCTTCCTCGCCGCGCTTGGCCTCGTTGGTCTGGCTGGTGGCCACCTGCGCGGCCATGTCCATCGCCTTCTGCGCAAGCTGGCGGGCAAGCTCCAATTCACCGTTGGCCAGCGCCCGGCGCGCCTGCTCCTGCATCTCGGCAATCTGGCGCTTACGATCCTCAGTCGCCTCATACTCCGTCATGCCCTGGCGGCGGATGTCGCGGATGCGCTCCTCCGTGGACATCGACAACTGGCGCTTGGCTTCCTCGATGCGCTGCACTTCCGCGAGATGCCGGTTGGCTTCGGCGTTGAGCGCGTCGATGTGCTGGCGGTACTCGGAGAGCGCCTGCGTCAGCGTCTGGCGCTTGGTGGCGAGGATGTCGTTCTCGACCCGCTGCACGTTGGCGCGGCGCTCCTCCTCGGTCTGGCCTTGCCGGGCGGCGGCGTCCTTGCGCGCCTGCGTTTCCTAATCGATCAGGCCGAGCGTCTCGGTCGTGGCCTGACGGCGCAGGGTCGCCTGCTGCGTCAGCGCCTCGGTGAGCAGCTGCGTGGACTTGGTGA